ACCTGCTCGATCATGTTGTGCGTACCGGCAGCGGCACAACGCAGGCTGACTTGGCTATCTCGCGGATCAGTGTATCTACCTACGCGACGATCCCCAACAAGAACGTGCAGGGGCGTCCGATCCAGCTCTACATTCAGCGACTGCGAGATGCTCCCGAGGTGACTGTGTGGCCTGTGCCAGATACCACCCAGACTTACACGCTGGTGTATTGGCGCATGCGCCGTATTCAAGACGCGGGCGCGGGTGTTCAGACCCCGGACGTTCAGTTCCGCTTCCTGCCGTGTTTGGTGGCTGGGCTGGCCTATTACTTGGCGCAAAAAGACCCGGCGCTGATGGACCGGGTTCAGATGCTGAAGGCCGCATACGACGAGCAGTTTGACTTGGCTGCGGGGGAAGACAGAGAGAAAGCCTCGATTCGGTTTGTGCCGCGCATGTTCAGGTCGAGGTAGCCATGGGCAATCGGTTCGCAGCAGGCAAAAAGGCATTCGGATTCTGCGATGTTTGCGGGTTCCGTTATGCCTTGCCCAAGCTGAAAGAGCTGATTGTGCGTACCAAGAAAACCAACGTGCTGGCGTGCACGGAGTGCTGGAATTCAGATCACCCGCAAAACATGCAGGGGATGTACCCGGTAGACGATCCGCAGGCCTTGCGCAGACCCCGCCCAGACCAGTCGCTGGTGTACACATCGGCACAAAATGGGTCGCGGGATATAGAGTGGGGTTGGAATCCTGTAGGCGGCGCTGCTGCTAATGCAACAGGGCTAACTCCTAACAGCCTGCACGCAGTAGGGGCGGTTGGGCAAGTAACAGTCAACTAGGAGAATTGAAATGGGTATGAAAGAAGTTGCCAAGGGCGAAGCGGAAAAGGCTGTGAAAGCCCACGAGAAGTCCATGCATGGCGCCAAAGGCTATGCCAAGGGTGGCGTTACCAGTCTCCAGCGTAAGCAGCTTGGGCGCGGTTTGGCCAAGGTTGCCAACCAGAAGAAATCGTCTTTTGCTTACAAAGGCCAGAAGACCAATGTTTAGCCGCAAGCTGATGGGCAAAGAAGTCGGCGCGGCATCAACCTATGCGGAGCCACATACCATGCAAGGCAAAAAAGTTACGCCTGTAAAAGCAGGCAAAGAAATGCCGTTTGAGCAAAAGAAAGGCTGGAATCCTGACGATGGCGTGTCCATGACGGCTAACGATAAGATCAAAACTTCCGGCATCAAAATTCGCGGCACAGGCGCAGCGACTAAAGGCGTGACGGCTCGCGGCCCGATGGCGTGAGGTGAGCATGGATTACGCCTCGCTTTGCACCAACATTCAGGACATCTGTGAAAATACTTTCACAGCGGACCAGCTCGCCATGTTTACCGAGCAAGCTGAGCAGAAAATTTACAACACTGTCCAGATTCCAGCGTTGCGTAAAAATGTGACCGGCACGCTGACTGCTACAAACAAGTATTTGAGTACCCCCGCTGATTTTCTTTGGACGTACTCGCTGGCTGTTATTGATGCAGATGGCGCGTATTACTACTTGCTAAACAAAGATGTGAACTTTATTCGAGAAGCATACCCTGTGCCGACGAACACCGGGCGGCCACAGCACTACGCTTATTTTGACGATAACACGTTCATTCTTGGCCCGACCCCAAACTCCAATTATTCTGTCGAGTTGCACTACGGCTACTACCCAGAATCTATCGTGACTGCTGGTACTACGTGGCTGGGAGATGAGTTTGATTCGGCACTGCTTAATGGAGCTTTGGTAGAAGCTATCCGTTTTATGAAGGGCGAACAGGATATGGTTCAGCTCTATCAAACATTGTATGTGCAGGCAATTGGGCTGCTTAAAAATCTTGGCGATGGCAAGCTGCGTCAGGATGCTTATCGGTCTGGCCAATTCCGCGAAAAGGTAAGTTGATATGGCTATTACACAGGCGATGTGTTCTTCGTTCAAGCAGCAAATCCTGCTTGGCGAACATGATCTGGATACTGATGTAATTAAAATCGCGCTGTACACCAGCAGCGCGACACTGAGCGCAGCCACAACCGTATATAGCACATCAAACGAAGTAGTCGGTACTGGCTATAGCGCTGGCGGGAACACGTTGACAGGTGCAGTGGTAACGCTTGACGGCACGACAGCCGTGGTAGATTTTAATGATACCACATGGGCTAGCGCGACAATTACCGCAAGGGGTGCGCTGATCTATAATAGCAGTAAGTCCAATAAGGCCGTTGCAGTGTTAGATTTTGGGTCAGATAAGACTTCAACATCGGGCAATTTTACAATTAACTTCCCGGCAGCTACGGCTGGGTCGGCAATTATTCAGGTGGGTTAATGTCGACAATCGTTACGCGAGCAGGTAAGGGATCGGCGCTTACCTACGCCGAGGTCGATTCAAACTTTACCAATCTAAATACTGACAAGTATCAGTCGGGGTCAGCGGCGTCATTGGCGTCGCTGACATTGGCTTCCGCGCTACCCGTGCTGAGTGGCGGAACAGGAGTAACTTCTAGCACTGGAAGTGGCGCAGTGGTGCTATCAGTAAGCCCCGCATTAGTCACGCCTGCACTCGGAACGCCTACGTCTGGCAATTTCAGCACTGGCACATTTACATGGCCGACTTTTAATCAAAACACAACAGGCCAATCAGGAAGTGTTGCCAACGCGCTCACAATCGGCACAGGTTTATCTGGGGCATCGTATAACGGTTCATCTCCAGTAACAATCTCGATTGACGGAACAGTCGCCACTTTGTCCGGTACACAAACGCTTACTAATAAAACAATCAGTGGAGCAAATAATACTCTAAGCAATATTGGAAATTCTTCATTGCTTAATAGTTCAGTGACAATTGGAACGACGTCAGTAGCACTCGGCGCGACTAGCACAACGATTTCTGGCTTAAATTCAGTAACGCTTACGGCGGACCCAACATCAGCGTTGCAAGTCGCAACAAAGCAATATGTTGATGCAGCAGTAAGCAACACTAATTATCACGCCGCGTCTAGCTACGCAACGACGGCTGACTTGGGGTCGGTGACGTACAACAATGGCTCGTCTGGCATTGGGGCAACTTTGACAAATGCTGGTACGCAAGCGGCGTTGGTTGTTGATGGATACACCATGACTGCGGCAGATGTCACCAACGCAGTTCGTATCTTGGTGAAAAACCAATCCATTGCATCACAAAACGGCATTTATGTTTTAACTAATCAAGGGTCAGTCTCAACAAATTGGGTATTAACTCGGGCAACGGATTTTGACCAAGTTGGAACAGGTCAAAATGAAGTTGCGCCTGGCGATATAACCTACATTTTGAAAGGGACAATCAATGCAAACACGCAGTGGGTTCAAACGACTGATTTCCCAATCACAATCGGAACAACTTCTCTTGTATTTGTTCAAGTTGCCTCGCCAAGTTCATATACGGCAGGAACAGGTCTTACGCTCACGGGAACGCAGTTTAGCTTAACGTCTCCAGTAACTGCGGCGCTTGGTGGAACTGGACAAACTAGTTACACAGTTGGCGATTTGTTGTATGCAAATACAGCAACATCGTTGGCAAAACTTGCGGATGTCGCCACGGGCAATTCCCTCATTTCGGGCGGTGTCGGTGTTGCGCCGAGCTGGGGCAAGATCGGCCTGACAACTCATGTGTCCGGCACTTTGCCAGTTGCCAACGGCGGAACCGGACTTACTGCCGGGACGTCAGGCGGAGTTCTTTATTACTCAGATACCGGAACGTTGGCAAGCTCCGCAGTGCTTACTGCTAACGCGCTTATGGTTGGTGGGGGCGCAGGAGTAGCGCCATCTACTATCACGACCGGCACTGGCGTAATAACTGCTCTGGGCGTTAATACTGGCACCGCTGGCGCGTTTGTTGTTAATGGCGGCGCGCTTGGTACGCCGTCGTCTGGTACGCTGACAAGCTGCACCGGGTTGCCGATTTCAACAGGCGTGTCCGGCCTTGGCACCGGCATCGCTACGTTTCTTGCCACGCCATCTAGTGCGAACCTGGCTGCCGCAGTTACAGACGAAACTGGCAGCGGCGCATTAGTATTTGGCACCAGCCCCACCATCGCCACGCCGACCATTACCACATCCGCAACCGTCCCGCTTATTATCGGCGGCACCGGCACCACTAGCGCGCTGAGATTGCGATCTACTTCCGGTGTAGGCACCACGGGCGCAGACATTATTTTCCAAACCGGAAATAATGGCGCAACGGAAGCAATGAGGATACTTAATAATGGAAGTATCGGTATCGGGACAACAACTCCAGTCGCCGTTTTAGAGTCTGCAAATTCATCTGGGGGCTTTAATTTTGGGTCCACCGTTTCAATATCAACAACAGATGGCCCTGCTTATTTTGGTCGAAAATCCAGGGGTTCTTTAACTGTTCCAACCGCAGTTTTAGCTAATGATACGCTTACATACTTTACTGCCGGAGGGTATACAGGAACGGCATGGACAACTTCGCGCGGATATATGTCAATTTTAGCGTCACAAAATTGGACAGGCACCGCAAACGGGACGGATATAGCGTTTTTTACGACACCAACCAACACAACGTCAGTATCCGAAAAGTTACGGATTAAAGCTGATGGAAACGTTGGGATAGGCACTAGTTCGCCATCTTCTAAGTTGGACGTCGTAGGTTCAATTTGTTCGAACACAACCACGTATCCAAATTTTAATTACAACGCAGATTACAGAATTACTTTTGGCGAGAATTTTGCTCCACCAAATGAAACCGGCTCAGTTGTTCAGTTTGGGTCTGGTGTTAATACTAAAAATATGATTTTTGCGTTTTCAAAAACGAACGTTAATACTTCGTTTTTTGGAAATGATGGGTCAAAAATGGTTATTGGCTCCGAAGGTTCATTGCCAATTACATTTAGGACTGGTTTAGGGTATTACGATCCCGATATTTTAAACAGCGGAACTGAACGAGTAGTTTTAGATTCTAATGGAAATTTTCGAATTACCAGCTCTGGGGGATTAGGGTACGGCACTGGCTCGGGCGGCGCTGTTACGCAAATAACTTCGCGAACAACCGGCGTGACACTAAATAAAACAAACGGTGCTATCACTTTAGTTTCGGCTGCGGGAACTACCGCTTGGACGTCTTTTACGGTAACTAACAACACAGTGGCGACAACAGATACTGTAATTATTTGTCAAAAATCTGGGGCCAACCTTTACGAAATCCATATTACGGCGGTATCCGCAGGTAGTTTCAGAGTTTCTTTTAGGACTACAGGCGGCACGACAACCGAGCAGCCTGTGTTTAATTTTTCTGTAATCAAAGCAGTGACGAGCTAGATGACTGACGTTACCGTTTTTCTTGCGCCTGTACCAGCGGCATATACCACGTTCGATGAGTACGTTGTTGCAAACTATTGGGACGATGGGTATGTAGTCAGCTATGCGTGTGCGTATAGCGTTACCGGAGGGGCTAACGTCTATCCGGCTGGCGTGTCTGCCCTTGGTTCGGTTGGCACTGTCAGTGTTAGCGGAACTGCGGAGGTCTATCCGACCGGCGTATCGGCCACTGGGGCTGTGGGCACTGTCAGTGTTGCTGCGGCGGCTGAAGTGTACTTGCTCGGGGTTTCCGCTCTTGGGGCTGTGGGCACTGTCAGTGTTAGCGGAACTGCGGAGGTCTATCCGACCGGCGTTAAAGCAACTGGCGTTATTGGGACCGTGAATGTTTGGGGGATTATTGATGATGGCCAAGTGCCAGATTGGACGGGGATTATTCTGCCTTCGGGCGTTTGGGTCCCCATTTCAGACTTACAGACTGCCGCATGGTCAGGCATTGACGACACACAAAGTCCAAGTTGGGCAGACATTCCGCCGACAGTCAGTATCTGGTCGGTAGTCAATGACACGCAGGCGCCCGAATGGAATAATGTTTCAAATACTCAAACCCCCGGTTGGGGTGCGCTAGACGATACGCAAGCCACGGCATGGACAGTAGTAAACGACAGTCAGACTTCGGGTTGGAGCTCGGTAGCGGACACGCAAACCCCTAATTGGCAGCAGTTGGCTGCGTGAGGACAAAACATGGCAACTTCATATACATCGCTTCTCGGCTTGGCTCTTCCCGTTACCGGGGAGCTTGCCGGCACATGGGGCGACACGGTAAACAACTCCATCACCTCGCTGCTGGACACCGCAGTAGCCGGCACCACAACTCTTTCTACCGACGCGGACGTAACGCTCACAACCACTACCGGCGCGACTAACCAAGCGCGTCAGGCGATTCTGCTGTGCTCGGGCGCGCGCACGGCGACCCGCAACATTACCGCACCGGCGCAATCCAAAATTTACGCCGTGGTGAACAACACCACAGGCGGCTATGCGGTAGTCATTCGCGGGGCAGGCCCCACCACTGGCGTGACTGTGGCCAACGGCAAGACCGCTGTGGTTGTATGGAACGGCGCAGATTTTGTTGAAGTCGCCCCGGCGGTAGCCACAAACCTATCAGGCGGTGCCGCAGGATCACTACCGTACCAAACCGGTGCAAGTGCAACGACATTTCTTAGCATTGGCGCGGCAGACTACGTTCTGACATCGACTGGCACTGCCCCAACATGGACGCTTAATACCGGCACCGGTAACGTGGTGCGCGCGACCAGCCCCACGATTACAACGCCGACTATCGCCACTTCCGCCACGGTACCCTTGCTTATCGGCGGCACCGGCACGACCAGCACGCTCGCCCTGCGCTCCACCTCCGGCGTGGGCACCACGGGTGCGGACATCATCTTCCAGACCGGCAATAACGGCGCAACGGAAGTGATGCGAATTCTGAATAGCGGGGTCGTCGGTATCGGCATCGCTGCGCGCAACGCAACGTTTGAAGTTTCCAGAAATTCCGAAGGCACATATCTCAAGGTTGGCGGGGACACCACAACAACCAATGCTCGCGCGCTTACTTTCACAAGCTCAACCGCGAGCGTTTCCAACGGAGCATTGCACACAATAAACGCTTCTTCCGTAGACGGGGTTATCGCCCTTGCCACGGCAAGCACAGAACGGATGCGTATCACCAGCGCAGGCAGGGTCGGCGTAGCAACCACAACCCCGCTGGGAAGGCTGGATGTGTCGGCCTCGGGCGGCTCCACAGCCAATGCTGCGTTGACCGCTGTGTTTGGCGCGGATGAAGGTGACCTGACCACACGGACAAACGCCACCACCAAAGTGGCGCGTATTGGCTACGCGCATTACACCACTGCGCAATCCCCCGCTGCGATTCTGACGGCCACATCAAACAGCACCGACAATCTGCTCGGGATTGGTGGCGGCACGGGGTCGCTCTCAGCGGCCACGGGGATTTTGTTCTACACCGCCGCAAACAATACGACGCTCACGGGTTCGGAGCGGATGCGGATTGACTCCTCGGGCAACGTGCTAGTTGGCGCAACAGCGCAAGTGGTGTCCGAACGCGCAAACATCACCGGCGCAACCAACACCTCCAGTTCAGGTGTTTATCCTTGCACTATCGTGCTGATGGATACCAACGCCTACAACAACACCAACCCGTCTCCGGGCGGCGGCATTTCGTTTGGGTATCGCTACAACGCTGCAAACGCAGCAACGCTCGGCCCTTCAATTCAGGGGTTTAAGGAAAACACCACTGACGGCGACTTTGCGGCGGGCATGAAGTTTTTCACACGGGCGAATGGTGTGCCGCCTGTTGAACGGATGCGCATCGACAGCTCGGGCAACGTCGGAATTGGCATCGCTTCAGATTCCATCTTTACTGCTGCCGCCAGCACACCAGTTGTGAAAATCCGCGACTTGGCAACTGCCGCCGCGAACGTAGGCGGTGCAATTAATTTCCAAGGCTATACCAACGGTACGACTGCCCTCAATAACTTTTCGATTATCACAGGCGCAAAAGAGAACGGCACTGCTGCAAACGGCGCAGGGTATTTTTCAATCCAAACTTCCAACTCTGCGGGAGTGGCTTCGGAACGGATGCGCATCGACAGCTCGGGCAACGTAGCGGTTGGCACCACATCACCCCTTGCCAACACTAGACTTCATGTCCAGCGAGATGCAACCGCCAACTACACCACCACTTACACGCCCGGCACAACGCCGACAAACTTGGTGTTGCGTGATCTCTCGGACACCGCCACATACACAACGCCATACAGCACACTGTCTTTTGGTGCGGGCAGCTCGGGTTCGGGATGGTCGTATATTACCGGAGGCCGTGAAGGCGCGGGCACGTCGTTTATGGCGTTTGGCACAGGCACAGCGTCTACTGCAACCGAACGCATGCGCATCAATTCCACGGGCAACTTGTTGATTGGCGGCACCTCTCCGCAAGGCAATTCCAGAATTGAGCTGCTCGGTACCGATGATGCGACCAGCACCATCTCGCTTTATCGCTCCGATTCGGCGCAGCGAACAGTTGTCGGTGCGCAATATATCGGTACGTTCACAAATACCAATTTCGATTTTTATACAAACTCAACGCAAAAAATGCGACTTGCTGCGGGTGGGCAGTTGTTGCTTGGAACCTCTACAGGCTCCGCTCTTGCGCAAAACTACATTGACATCAACGCCACATCAAACTGCGGGGTCTTTTTCAAAGCCACGGATGTCACTCAAGGCTATGTCTATGCGGATGACGCCGCTGATGAGTTTCGTTTAGCCGCAACCGGGGCCAGCAACGTAAATAAGATGACCTTCTACACAGGAGGGTCAGAGCGCATGCGCATCACCAGCGCAGGCAACGTCTCAATTGGCGGCACAGCAAACCGTGCAACGACTGTCGGCACAGCAGCACTCAATATCTTCAACGGCACTGCCCCGGCCGGAACTCTGACCAACGGCATTTCAATCTACTCGAATGCTGGTGAGGCTTATGTGATGGACGCAGCGGGCAACGCCACACTGTTCTCGCCGCATGATGCTGAAACGAACGAGTGGATTTTTAAGTCCAAGCACACGCCCACAGGCAAGGTGCTGAAGATTGATGTGGAAAAGATGCTGCGATTCATCAACGACCATTTCGGCCTTGATGCGATTCACGAATTCACGGAATAGGAGCGCAGAATGAACCCGGTACTGATTCAAGCATTGGTTCGGCACATCCTCACCGCGATTGCGGGGGGATTTGCTGTCAAGTATGGTGTTGATGGAACGACTTTGGATGCGATTATTGGCGGCGCTGCGGCGGCTGCTGGTGTGGGCTGGTCAATTTACGACAAGAAAAAGGGGCAGTGAAATGGCGGTGACTTATGTGTGGCAACTCGGACCGCTGAACGTCAAGCTAGCAGAAGACGGCTTGACTCAGGTGGTGTATAACGTACATTGGCGCTTGGTTGGTACTGACGGGGAATATTCTGCTAGTGCGTATGGTACGGCGGGTATTTCTGCCCCGACTTCTAATGACTTCACGCCTTACGATCAGCTTACCGAAGAACAGGTGCGGGCGTGGGTGATTGAGGCCTTGGGAATTGACCAAGTGGCCGCATATGAGGCAAACATCGTCAGGCAGATTGAAGCACAGAAGACTCCTGTCGATGCCGCCCTTCAACCACCTTGGAGCAACTGATGATTAAGCTGGAACTGTCGCTGGAAGAAACGCAAATTGTATTGGTCGGCCTGTCTAAGCTGCCGTATGAAGCGGTAGCTGGGCTGATTGATAAAATCGAAGACCAAGCACAACCCCAAGTCCAGCCTGCGGAAGAACCCGCAGCAGAGTAAGCAGTACAATGGCGATGGACAGTCCGGCCTGTCCATCGTCTTGCAGTCAGCCGTGCCAGTGGGATTAAAACTTCTACGATCACGGACTGACCAGTGAAAGAAAACTTCGACAAGGCGTTTGCCAAGCTCATCCGGCATGAAGGCGGGTTCGTAAATCACCCCTCTGATCCGGGCGGGATGACCAATCTCGGCGTCACCAAACAAGTTTGGGAAGAGTGGGTCGGCCATTCGGTCGACGAGAAGGCCATGCGCGGGCTCACCCCGGAGACGGTCAAGCCGCTCTACAAGCGCAAATACTGGGACAAAATCTGCGGCGATGATCTACCCGCCGGGGTGGATTATTGTGTGTTTGATGCTGCCGTAAACAGCGGCCCGGGCCGGGCTATTAAGTGGCTCCAGCAGTCGCTCGGCGTCACGCAAGACGGCGCATTGGGTCCCAAAACACTGGCTGCGGCCAAGGCCGCTGACCCACAACT